CGACGTTGCTTCCGTTACTGTTACGTTACTTCTTGTCTGGGTTATAGTCCAACCGGAACTAACAGCGCCACCTTCATAGATTGTCAGAGTAGTAGCTACATTAGTAAAGTTACCATTGTTACCAGCACTGTCTGTTGGTACTACAGCACTTTCTTTAGACAGAATACCTATAATCGCATCTGCTCCAGGAGTACCAGGAGTACCCTGACCGCCTGTTGCACCAGTTTTGGCCTTACTAAATGTTTGGGTCTTTGTTAAAGAAATTGCGGTACCGTCTGCTCTCTTACCTGTAATAGTGTAAGTTATAGTTGCAGTATCAGCTGTCATAGCGGAATGATTTCCAACTGTTACATAAGTACCCTGATCAGTGAAAGCAGTAGATGCCGTAATATTCGTCGCTGCAGTAGCAATCTTCCAAGTTCCATTAGCAGTACCTACTCCATCATACGTCAGTTGGTTAGTTCCTTCGTACAAGTAAATGTCTGTACCAGAACCTGTATAGTTACCATTGTTACCTGCTGAGTCTGTAGGAACTGTAAATGATTCATTACTAAGTACAACTGTTAAGGCAGACACGCCTGGCGTTCCTGGTGTTCCTGGTGTTCCTTGTCCACCTGTAGCTCCATCGAACAACTTTACTAGTGTGACTTCGTCAGTGAATGAGCCACTAACTAGACAGCGATACCTAGTAGTATTGTTTGAACCCCATTCAGTATCATTGTATGCTACAGTGTAGTTAGCTGTTGTGTTTCCAGCCTTCGCTGAGTTAACCCATGCAGTTCCATTCCAGTATTGCCATTGATACGTTGGAGACGTAATGTTATACGGTGTAGCTACTAACGCTATGGTTGTGTTAGTTGGAGTGCCAGCACCTGCTGAATACTTGAATACCTGGTCCCCACTTAATATTACGTACTGTGCATTGGCGCCTGGCGTTCCTGGTGTTCCTGGTGACCCTGCAGCACCTGCTTTTGCCTTACTGAAGGTCTGCGTTTTAGTTAGTGATATGGCAGTTCCATCTGCTCGCTTACCAGTAATTGTAAATACTATTGAAGCAGTATCCGCTGTCATAGCAGATGCATTAGCTACTACACCTCTATTAGGAGATGATCCAACAGATATGGCCCCTGCAGTTATAGCAGTCTGGGTTGTTGCGACAATCTTCCAGGTACCATTAGAAGTACCTACTCCATCATACGTTAATGGATTAACACCTTCATAAAGATAAACGTCTGTTCCGGAACCGGCATAGTTACCATTGCCACCGTTAACGTCCGTAGGAATAGATGTAGTTTCATTAGTGAATATGACAGTCAAAGCTCCAGCACCAGGTGCACCTGGACTACCTGCACCACCTGTTGCGCCATCATATATTTTGGCTATGGAAATCTCATCAGAGATACTACCATTTACAAGACATCTGTAACGCATCGAAACACTGCTTCCCCACTCGGTATCATTATATGCTACAGTGTAGTTTGCTGTGTTGTAGCCTGTCTTGGCTAAGTCAACCCATGCTGTTCCATTAAAGTATTGCCACTTATAAGTTGGAGAGCTCACACCAAAGGTATTAACTGTCAATGCGATTGTGTTACTTGAAGGTGTTGCGGATCCGGCAGCAAACTTGAATATCTGATCGCCTGATACTATAGCGTATTGAGCTGGCGTGCCAGGTGCTCCTGGCGCTCCTGCCTTAGCTTTACTAAGTACAAACCGTTTAGTAACAGAAGAATATCCACTTCTTGTTGCAACTAAATCTACATAACCAGTGTCAGCTGTAAGGGAAGATGCTGTATAAGTCTTTCCTGTTAGCGAGCCGCCTATGTTGGCAGGTGTACCGCTGACAGCGACAGCCCAGTTAGCTGAATCATCTACTGTACCGTTATATATAGACATAGTAGTTGTAGCACCTGCAAAGGATGTAACAGCTCCTGTATTATCTGCCGGCACAGCTACTGACTCATTACTCAGGACACCAGCAATAGTACTAGTTCCTTGCTTGGCCTTAGAAATATTAAATCTCTTAGTAATAGAAGCATAACCAGTCTTTGTTGCAGTTAAATCAACATAGCCAGCATCGACCGACATACTAGTTACGGTATAGGTCTTACTTGCCAAAGAACCTGTTACGCCACTAGAGGCAACAGCAGTTACAGTCCAGTTTGCTGTGTCATCTACACCCGCCTTAGTGACAGACATTGTAGTATTAGCACCAGTGTATACGCCATTATTACCAGCAGCATCTGTAGGAACACTTACAGTTTCATTAGTAAGTGACGCTGATACGTTTTGATTAGGTAACTCAATCTTAAGCTCAATGAAGTCTACATACAATGGATTTGTAAGCGTTGATGTAGTGATAGCTACATTGAAGCTAGCAAATTCTTCACCATCCGGTATATCTATATATTCTTGTAACAATAAGAAATCCGCCGCGCCGCCGCCTACAAGGCCTGCTGTTATTGCTGTAAAGCCTCCATTAAGAGGGAAGGTATAAATATTATTCTTACCTGACTTATAGTTAGCTGTTAGCTTAACAAATGCGTTTGAAGCTTCAGACTGATCAACCTTGTAATTGAGCCGCAGCATCACTTGCTTTGAATCTACAGTTATAGCAGGTGTTGCAGTCTGCGCTAGAGAGGCGCTTGATACTAAGCTATACATATTGTTACCAGATGTTCCACCGGCAACTATAGAGGTGTTAGTAGCAGTCCATCCTGTTAGTCCACTCTCAGCATTACTATTGGTTAGTAAGTTAACGCCAAATAAAGTTGTTTCCATATAGTACCTCCATTACAATGGCTTACGTAAGACCATGGTACCCTCAAGTCCACCATCATACGATAGAGTCTGTCTTATAACTATTCCAGGTAAATCCCCTGATGTCTTTATAGACGTACCAGCAGCAATAGTTAAGGTATCCAGTAAGTCTATCGCAGGGTTACCTCTAACGTCTAGCTGGTAGAATGCTTGAGGATCCTTAGCTAAATTAATCAGGCTGTTAGCATAGGTTGTTGCGGCACTAGCGCTTTGTATAAAGTCGCTGTCTATTTGAAGTATCCTATCAGGCCACATAGCGTATAGTGTTGGATCTACAACCTGTATAACAGCTCCATCATTTTCTATAGTCTTACCAAACACAGATAATGTTACAGTCTCTGTGCTGCCGCCGCTATTACCTAACGTTACTGTTATAGATCTAGTGCCATACGTAATACCTGTGATAGTGCTATTAATGGCACCCAGTAAAGTAGAGTACGTTACTACGCCTACAGTACCACTAAACGGAATGTTTGCCAGTGTAGTTCCACCAGGCGGCACTGAAACGCCTTCAAGGCTTACTAGCTGTGAGCTGTCAGACAGTCTCGGTGTTTTATATGTGACATCTATACGTGGGTACACACTAGTAAAATCCTGAGGGTTCTTAAAGTCTACAATTTGGTTATCCTGTGTAAAAGTTTCTACAGAAGTATTAGTTGCCAGTAAATCTGCAACCCTTATCTTATCAGCCGGAGTGACATATACCGCACACAGCCCAGCTATACAGTATGCCTGCAACACCTCGCCGACATTACCTTCAGGTATCCAGCCAACAGGTATTACCCTACTCAAAGAAGAATCAATTACATAGTCGGTCGACGTCAAGCCGATGGAAGTAAAAAGTTGTTCAAATAAGGTTTTAACGGCAACGTTTTTTAAGGGCATTTTGTTTTGTGCGGGCCGGTTTATAATCTTATACAACCTATCTTGAGCAGATAGAGAAGCGTTTAAATCAGACGTAGAAGCATGCCAGTCTAATAAATAGAACGCGCCCCATGTAACACTTTCATATGTTCCATCAGGTAGTAATATTCCAGTATGCATTTTTAGTTTAAGTCCTGGTGTTATTAGTCCATTGATTGGGCTTACACCTGTTAGGTTAAACCAACCTTCTTCATTAGCTATATCAACCTCAAGTTCATTTGATGTAAGGCTACCTACTGGATTACGAGACTCGGCACTAGCCTCATTGAGTAATGAAGCACGCTCAACGTCTTCATCTGTAAATATAAGCTTATTAATGACACCACACTCCACTACTAAAGCTGTGTCGTTTGAAGTAGATATTTTTGTAATGTTGAATCTAATACCTTCTATAGTACGCTTACTCGCTAGCTGCATGAACCAGCACCACATAGTATTACCAGTAACTGTTGTAAGTGTTGTCCATGAACCATTTTCCTTTATATCTACTGTAAAGTTTACTGGATAGTTACTTAGCCTACCGACTAGCCAAATATTCTTAGATGATACTGCAGGAGCATACGTAACAGTCAATACTTGTGTTGTTATATCACCTGTTGAATTAGCTACGTTAGTACTACGCCAGCCCTCTGATATAGGAAGCGCTATAGAACCTACAGAAGCATAATCTGTAGGTCTAAATACGCCATCACAAAGTGCAGAAACATTACTACCGGATGAAGCTGTAGCAGATGCTACAATGCCTTCATTGAACGTGAGTTCTAGAAAAGCTTTAAACGTTCTTTCAATATCATTTATAGCTGTTTTATAAGAAGCTGACACGGATTGCATCTGTAGCACCTACCTTTCAATTAACGCAAATTCAACGTCTTTCCAATACCAACCATTAAAAGTATCTTTATGCGATGATCTAAATTTCTTATACTTTATGGCACCTGAATAACACTTTACAGTCTTTTGGACACCATTGTCATCGTAGTAAGTAACATCGAAAAACATCTTAGTACCATCGATGATATTTTTAATTGTTACTAAGTCCGGACCTTCTAAGAAAGCATAAGACAAGTTTAACTTCACTTTCTTAGCGACTAGCTCCATAGTCATAAGACCAGACGCAACGCGTCCGGACTTAGTTAAATTATAATGCTCAATGTCCAAGTCATTAGGTGTTTTAATTTGGATGCCGTTTATCTTTATCATATACCAACACCCCTATTACCTTCCTTAATGTTTATGACGCGCATTCTACGATTCAGTTCTTTGAGACCTTTATCATCTGCAATAAGTGTTCCAACATACAGGATAGGTTGCTGAGTATTGCCTTGGCCAGACTGACCACCGCCACCTATTTGACCTGCAATCTTACCTGCTAGCTGGGATATCCAACCAGTATTGTTCTCCAACGGCATTACAGCTTCTTTACCTCTCTCACCAACCATAGCCAGTGTAGGGCTATCTACAATACCGCCCTTTGCAAGATATGGTATCTTGCCAACATGAGGTATTCCGCCTATCATAGGTAAGTCGTTAAGCTTATCTACCATTTTGTTGATAGCAGTAATTAGACTGTTGATGTAACCCGCAACCGTATTGTATACAGCTTTGAAACCACCTGTAACACTTCCGGATATAGCATCTTTAATGCCACCAAGCGCTTTCTTAATCTTATAAGCAGGACCGTCCCTGAACCATGTGTAAGCGTCATTAAATTTAGCTTTGATAGCCGACCAAGCTTCACCAGCCTTATTAGCTATATCCTTCTTTTTATCACTAAAAACATTTCTAAACTTGAATACAACGTTGTCTCTGAACCAAGTATAAGCGTCACTAAACTTAGCTTTGATAGACGACCAAGCTTCACTAGCCTTATTAGCTACCTCAGTTTTCTTATCATTAAAAGCATTCCTAAGTCTATACACAACATATTCCTTGAACCATGTATAAGCATCACTAAACTTGCCTTTAATAGCTGTCCAAATCTCACTAGCTTTATTAGCAACCTCGGTTTTCTTATCTGATATAGCTGTTGTAAATTTACCTACAACATCGTTCTTGAACCAGTCATAAGCACCTGTAAACTTACCCTTAATAGTTGTCCAAGCTTCAGCTGCTTTAGTACCAAAATCAGCTATGTCATCTTTAAAGGCTTGTATAAGCTTTGCTATAACCTCATCCCTGAACCATTCATAAGCGCCTGTAAACTTGTCTTTTACAGCCTTCCAAGCTTCAGATCCCTTATTAGCTAAATCAGTCTTTTTGTCATTAAAGGCAGAAATTAGCTTGTTAATAACATTGTCCCTGAACCAGCTATAAGCATCTTTAAACTTTTCTTTAAAACCACTCCAGATAGCTACAGCAGCTTTTTTGATAGCTTCTCGTGTTTCCCTGTCCCACTTGCTTAATGTATCCCTAGCATCTTTACGCCACTTTTCAAACTTATCTATGACGTCTTTAAACCATTGTACAAAGTCAACGAGGCGTTCTACAGTCCATTCCTTTATGTCATCTTTGACATCAATAAGCCAATTGACAAATTCTACAGCCACTTTAGCGCCCCATCTAATTACCTTAGTCTTTAGCTTATCCCACCAGTCGCCAATGTCTTTAAAGATTTCTTTAGTACCTTTCCAAAACACTTTAACGCCAGTTTTAAAATCATCCCATTTATCTGCCCACCAGCCGCCGCCACCGCCGCCACCTTTTGGATGTTTATTACCCTCCAGTAGACTACCGATGTTAGGGCTTTGCTTACCAATGTCAATGCCTGTACCGCCTATTCCACCAGTTGATGGAGCACCTAAGTTAGTATCTACATTCGGCGCTTTTACGTCAGCAGCCGCATCTTTGGTCTTTTCAGGTATCTGGTATACTTCATCGAATGATTCTAAGAACTTTGTAGCTTCCTTAAGCTTTTTAGCCTTCTTAGTATCCTTATCTAGTCCTTTACCTACTTTATCCAAGTTCTTTATACCAGCTGTAACGGACTTGTTAAATCCATCTATGTGCTGTGTAGCCGTATTTATCTTAGGCACTAGTATCTTACCAGGATCAAACCCAGCAAATGAACCTAGCGTTTTACCTAAGTTAGCGAGACTATTCTGTACAAAGTTTGTTTGTAGAGCAAAGTATGCAAGTACACCAGCTAAAGCTATAAATAAAGCTGTTAGTGGATTTTCAACCATTAGTATCATAAGTAACTGAAGTGATGCGAATAACTTCTGCACTGCGCCAGCTACGGCTGTGCATATCATACCAAGAGCTGTAACACGCCAGAATATTAGCAACGCCTTAGCTACTGTGTTAACTACAAGTAGTGTTACAACAGAAGCAAGGAAGTAGCGTAATTCAGGCGATATGCGCATTAGTATACTTACACCATCAGCAATAGCTCTAGAGAAGCCAGCTAGTATAGGTAACGCCATACCAAACGCCTGAGCGAACCAACCACCTACAAGGGATATTACTGGTGCCAATGCAGCTGCCAATTGTTTGAAGCTTTGTATAATAGTTCGTATGCTACCAAGTATTAATCGAATAAACATTTGAGTCTCAGGTGTAAATAGTCTTTCAAACACGCCACCTGCACCTAGTTCAAAAGATACATTACGTAGCTCCTCAAACTTATCCCTAACGCTACGCACAAAGTTTTCTAACGCTCTGTACGGATAATCAAATATCCCGGCACCAAGCATCTTGGCATCATCCTGTATAGTTTCCCACATACCTGACATAGTATTAGCTATCTCTTTGGCGGCACCTTTGTAACGCTTTTCCAATCCGTTTAGTACAGCAGCTACACCCATGTCCCCTGGAATCTTCATTTCGCCTATGTTTAGTATTTCTTTTTCAGCGATTCCAAGTTCATCAGCTAGAATCTTGTAGATAGGAATACCAGCTTCAGCCAACTGTCTAAGTTCCTGTCCAGCGATTTTACCATTGGTTTTCAACTGAGATAGGGCTAATACTATACGGTCCATCTGTTCAGCCGTACCACCTGAAGCAGCAGAAGCATCGTTCAGTATTTCCATTATGCTACGAACTTTTGAAGGATCAAACTGAGCAGCCATAAGTCTACGGGATAGTACCATAGATTGTTCAGTATTGAATGATGTCTCAGCTGCAAAGTCTTCCATGTTCATAACAAATGCTTTTGCTTTCTCAGCGTCGCCTAGAAAGTATCTCATTGATATTTGAGCCTTTTCTAAGTTATTCATGAAGCCAAACATTGCAGTTGAAGCATTCTGTATTTCATTGGATGCTCTGTAAAACATCTGTGAAATGAATATACCACCAATGATACGTTCTACACTCTTTAAATGGGATGTAAGACTATTCAATGAGTTGTTAGTACCATTGATACTATTCTGGCTACTACTACCAAATTGGTTTACCGCATTCATAGCAGTTCTAAGACCGTTTACAAAGTTGTTTGCATTTAGCCGTAAGTTAGCTACTATATTGCCTAAGTTCATATGTTAACCTCCTCCCTAGAATATTTGATCTATAAATCCAGTGGTAGGTTTATCCTTGCCATCATCAGGCTCTGGATTGTTTGCTTTGATATGGGCCTTGACTAATGAGTTAAGCTTACGTGGAGTCATTCTCCAAAACTGCTTTTCAGTTCTCCTAAGCAATACAGTAGCGGTATACATTAGTAAAGGCCAATCCCACGCATCATCAACAGGTGTTGCGTCGTCAATGGCGTGGGTTAGTTGTTTTTTATTTCAGCTTGCTCAGCTTGCTCAGCGGCATCCTGTGGAATACCATCACTTAGAGCGGCACCTAGCTTCTCACTTGCTTCCTTAAGTAATGCCGGTGAATTGATCCAGCTTCTAACTTGGTAAGGAGTAATATTGTAGCCTGTAGGTTCTCCAGTCTCTTCATCAAAAGAAGTAACTTCTTCATGCAGTAAGCCTACCCACATCATAACGCCAAGATCGCGCATTTTACCCTTTTCAAGTTGACTCATCGCCGCATCTACAGATCCGTACTTGTCTTCTAATACTGCATAAGCATTCATATCAAATTGGATCGTACGATGCTTTCCGCCTAGCTCAATAGTACCTGCTGTGTTTCTAATATCTTTTAAGTTTGCCATGTCAATTTCCTCCATTTATTAAAATACACTATGACGGTATATTGCCATAGTGCATTTAGTAGTCTTAAATATTAAACGCCGTATGGTGTATTAAACCAAGTGTTTGCTTGCGTTTGAGTGAAACCAGGTGTGTCTTCATCAAGATGTCTTTCCCACTCATCGTCACATTCACGTTTAACAAATGTTCCAGTAGTAGTAGGTGTGTTAAAGCTTGCAGAGTCACCTTTAGTTTCATTGTTTTGTTCAGGTAAAGCGAATTTACCTTTAGCCAACCAAGTGTAACGATACTTACCATTAGACTTGATTGTTTTAAATCCTACAGCTACCCAAGGAGGAACATCACTAGATTTACGGATTAAGATACCGCTAGTCAAAGTGTGACCAAATAATTCTGCTTGAGTGGTTAGATCTAAGTCAGCAACGTTAAGTTCTAAGTTAACGCCACCTAAAGCAGTAGCGATCTCATATGGGCCGTCATCAGCGAACAATGTTTCAGTTGAAACGTTCGGGTTGATACCAGCTGAGATAGCTCCCTTTAATGTCTTTGGAGCCGCGTAAGTGGCAGTACCAGAAGTAGGGTCACTTGTTAATGTTGCATACACAACGTTTTTAAGACCAATTACAACACTTCCCATGTAGAAATACCTCCCTAATCAATATATGTTTTTATACTTGCATTAAATACATAGTATACTCTTCCAGACTCATCAACCTTCAATCTGAATGGAGGCTGCTTCAGTTGTATAACACACCATCTCTCAGTAGTAAGATTAAGGATACCATCTTCAGTAACTAGTGACTGATATAGCTCCCTAGCTTTTGTCTTAGCTACTGTTGCTGATATGTCTCTAACTACAAACTGTACAGAACGAGTCGCCCCTGTAATTTGTGGTATATACGTTGAACCTTCATATTCATATAAGGCTATCAGATTGTCAGGAGTATCTGGCGCCATGTCCTTATATACGATAGATGCAACGCCTTTAGAAACAAAGAATGCTTCTATGTCAAACAACAAGTCAGCCATGTGAACACCTCCTACAAATGTAGCTCATTCTTTATGAACGTAGAGTATTTACCTAAAGCTCGTTTTTGGTAGTTCTTTATTGGATCTTCCAAAAATTTAGCTTTACCATTCTTATGGTGAACACTAAGATCTTCATGCACTTGTACCATGTAACCATCAGCTTCCTGACCAGACTTTGGGTTAACCACGCCAGGCTTACCGTAACCAACAGTACCTACAAATTCTGTACGATATCCACCGGTGACATGGTAGTAACCACTGCGTGCTAATGTCCCAGTATCCTTAGGCACCTGCATTTGGCTTTCTTCATAGATTTCTTTAATAGCGGCAAGTGTAGCTTTCTTAGTACCACGCTCAACCTTACGAATAGTCAGTTCCAATTCATTGATAAACTGTCCTGTAACTATGTCTAGTACCGCATGTCCTCCTACAGCCATTAGAAATACACCACCCATAGACTGACATTAGGACCTTCATAGTCTGCCCACAAACGTTTAACTGTGTACTGTCTACCATCAAAAATGACTAAATCATTGGATCCGATTTCAACATCACCACTGATATATAATAGTCCTTCTGAGATTTCTTGTACACCTGTTTTAACTGTAGGTAGTACAGTAACACGAGGTTCAACACAACACATTGTATTAATGTCACTTCCGTATGTTTTGTCACCTACAGTGTCAACCCCTATACATGGACGGATGACTACAGGCGTTCTCATCATATCAGTAAGTGCTTTAAACATTGTCATGCATTCCCTTCGTAAATATAGATGCACTGGACTTAGGTAATGATAGTCCGAACGAACCTTGCATTTGCTGTCTGTAGAACTCAGCTTTAGTCTCAAAGTGCTTTTGCCTATCAGAGGTAAATTCAGATTGAGGTCCAAGTTTTCTACTGACTCGTCTTGCAAAGTATTGCGCGGCATTATCATATAAGTGATATAAACGTTCATAGTGACTTGTATAAGAAGCCAGTATAAAGTTTATCTCTTCATCTTTTAGCACTGGCTCGGCAGTATCTGTATCACCAATAGTGAACCTATATCTATCAAGCTCAGAGCTAGCTGGGTCTCCTGAATATGACCAAGTCATCTACATCACCTACTTCTTTTCTGAAGTGGCTTTTGCCTCTTGTTGTTTAGCTTTGACTTCAGCTACAACTTGTTCAGTTGTTTTACCTTCAGTGTCAATAGCATACTTCTCAGCGGCAATTTTAACCTTTTCTAGATATGCTTCTTTATCAGCTTTTTCCTTCTTAATAGCGGTAAGCTCATTAGTAAGCACTTCTTGAGCATTTTCCATATTATGTCTGATGTGTAGGAAACGGGAGACTTCATCAAGGTTGTGCTCATCAACCACTTTGATTTTGCCTTCACCAATTCTACTTTTATATAGTGTAATACCTGCAGGATCTATAATAGTCCCTGCAGGATAAAATACACCACCAGACTTAAATGGTCTGACTACAACACTTATCATTAAGCTACGACGTTAACGAAGAATACTCCAAGGTCTTGAGCAATGACCTTAGCATCGAATGCAATCTCACCTTCGATACGCTCTGTACCAAGACCAAGCATATCCATAGGAAGACGTACGATACGGTTACCGAAAGCCCCAGCGCCTTTAAGACCTGTCCAAGTGAAGATGTAACCAGCAGATGGCTTCTTGATAGCCGGACGTGGATTAACATATCCTAAGAACATGTGCTTGCCCATTACGAATCCGATTACATCAGTTGCACCTTGGTTAGCTGTATTAACTACAGACCATGCAACATGGAAATGATCAACTTCGAATAGTGTAGCAAGAAGATCCGCAGTTACGATACCCTTTTGAGTATACTTAATGCGGTCAAGAATGTCAGGATGATTTTTCAAAGCATAGAATACAGCAGGGGTCATAACAATAGTGTTAGGACGGAAGCCTGTAGCACCAGCCATACGAACGATTTCATCAGACACAGCTTTGATCGGATCAGAAGCAGGATCATTGAACTGTAATACTTGGTTAGCACCAGGAGTAGCAGCTACACCTGTGATTTCACGAGACCAAACGCCTGTCTTGAAGTACTTAGCAGCCCATTCAACTTCACGACGAACTAGCATTTTCTGTGATACAAACTCAGTAGCATCTGTATCAGCATCAAGTGGCTCATCATAGTTTGCACGGTCTTGTTCTGTTACATCTTTGTGGAATGCATGAACTCGGCAGTAGTAAGGAGTGTCAGTTGTTACACCATATTCTCCTCCAACAGATTCAGAAGCACCTGCTCTAACGCGAGCTTCATCACGGAAGAAATCTCCTTTGTTGTATACAAAGTAAACATCTGATTGTTTCTTAACAGGGATTTGAGGGAATACTCTATCAGCGATAAAGTTAGCCTCGTCTTGGATGTACGCTACTGACATATTAGTCAGGGCTTTATCAATATGAGCTTGACCTTTTGTAGGCATTTAGACAATCTCCTTTCAAATTAGGAATTAGTAGATTTTAACAGTTAATAATTCGCCAGCAGCACCAGCGGCAGTAATAGCTAAACCAGCAACGTTTACGCCAGCTCCAGCAACATAAGCAATTGCACGGCCTTGAGAATCTACCATTACAGGCGATCCACCAGCTAAAAGAGGAACAGCAGCTCCAGCTTCTACCATTACAATACCATCATAAATTTCAGCAACTTGTCCTGCAGCAGTTGTAGGTTGAGAAGATACTCCAGCTACAAAGTCAGTGCTAGCAGCAGCTTGAACTACTTTACCAGTAGTATCAAATTTAACAAAACGACGACGTGTGATTGCTCCAGCAGATTCTCCGCTGAATCTTAAATTAGGAATTTCATATGCAGCCATTAGTTAGTGCCTCCCTTCAAATATTCACGATATAGATCTGGATTGTCCTTAATTGCAAGAGTGATTGATTTAGCTTTAGAAACCTTTTGCTCCTCAGCAATCTTTTCAGCAGCTTTTTCAATCTTAGCCCATGCTTCTTCAGTAGATCCACTATTAAGTGACACGTCCTTAGACTTGCCAACTTCTTCAAATAATCCGCCATCAACGATAGCTTGGTTAGCTGACTTTAAGATTTCATGAATCTCAGGTGTAATACCTTTCATGACTTCTACAAGCTTAGCTTCTTCTACAGGTAATCCTTTTAACTCTCTAGCCTTGGTAATTGCTTCTTCAGTAGCCGCTTTGTCAGCAGCTTCACGAGCAACTTGCTCAGCAGCGTCTTTTTGGATTTTTAAAGATTTGAACACTTCTTGAACAGAAGGGTCTAGACTCTTTAAAACTTCTTCGAAGTCAGGCTCCGCGCTTTTAGACTTGGCAATCTCAACTTCTTCAAGGTCTTTCTTAGCCTTTTTCACTTCTTCGTCTTTAGCTTCATTGTCTTCCTTAAGTTTGTCCATTTCCTTCTGAGTATCTTCAGGAATTTCTGACTTAGCTTTTGCAATTTCAGCATTAATGACATCAGCGTGTTCAGGCTTCATCTTTGCTAGAATTTCTTCAAAATTCATAACAGGTTCAGTCTCCTTTCTTTTATATAGCTTTATGTGAGCTGCAGAATTCGCACCCTCATCAACCAAATCGACTCTGTCAACTAACAGGTCCAAAATAAGGTTAGGCATTTGAACACCCCCTAATTATATTATACGCTGCTGGTTCGTCAATTATAACTAACCAGCAACATTTTATTAAAGTCTTAAAGCCGCAACAGTTACGGATGATACACCTGAATACGTTACGCCTACCATGTTACTAGCATCATTGAATCTACCATAATCAAACGGTCCGATTTTCTGTGTTGCACCTGCAGCAACCGCAACTACTAAATCATGATCGTATCCTTGGTTACAAGGTGTAACTGAGTTAACAGTGACGTTAATAGAAGAAGCCCCTGAATTTTTAACAAAGAAAAATGTTTGTCCTGCATTTGAAAACGTATCGCCACCAGCGGCAGCTGCTGTAAAAGCAGGCGCAATACCTACTGAACTGAAATCTTGAATAGATAAGTTTGCCATTATGTTTCACTCCTATACTTTTAGTTTTTTAGCTTTACCTTGAATTGAGAACATCTTGTAGGTACCATCCTTGATTTTAGCAACGACTTCATCGTCTGGTACGTAGAAGCCTGTCCACCAACCTTCAGGCACAACACCTTCTGGTATACCCATAGCTTCCATCTTTTGCTTTGTCATCATAACACTCTCAATTAGGTAGCCTACAGACTCGCCTTTATGCATCTCGCCAGTGCCCTTGTTCTTTAGAACAAACTTATAAGCTGCTTTCTCAAGGACTTGAGGTGAAGTAATGTCACCTTGCCAGTCTAATGGAATATCCCCATCTGCGTCAATTGAAACATTTGCCCAACCAAATACAAGATGTTGATCATCATTCATCTTAGCTATATCTACATCGAATGGCTCATCAATGTATACAGACTCAGAAGATTCTGTACGAATGTACGTACCGTCATCTAGATAGACAGATTCACTAATGCTAGTGTGTATATTAGTAGATTTATATGGCAATTAATTCACCTCCTCTCACTCAGTTTGGTCTACGTAAGCCAGATCATTTTGCTCAAGGTCATTATCTGTAGTATCATCGTCGTTAGGCAATGGTTGTCCACCTGGACCTACAAGCTGTTTCTCTGCTTTTTCAGACTGTTCTTTATAGACTTCTTCAAAGGTCTCATCAGACATCTGTGGTAAGCTAGATATTTTACGAAGATAGTTCATAAGCTCTTTGTCTTTAGAAATATCTACATTCATAGCTCTAAGAATCAGTGCAAGTTCCTTTAAGCTTGGGGTCTCGACTTCACCTTGTACAATCTTGGCTTTGCCAGTCATACCATTTAACTTAAACAGTTTAGGCACGGCATACTTGTTAAAGACGCCAGCAATATTACTTAACTGTGACTCAAGCGCTGTTGACAACATCGATTGCTTACTCTCAGCCATCGCAAATGAACCAGTCTTATCACTACCCATTAAGATGAGGTCTGACAACATTGTTATAGCAATACGATTGTCATAACGATTAATAATAGCATTAGTATCAAATTGTCTAGCGGAACCTGTAGCAAGAAGCTTCATTTCCCAACCATGTGGCAGTAATAAACCTTCTTCGGTATCACGTCTGACACTTTGTACAAGTGCTTCAGCATTAGCTTTTAATGCAACCATTCTCTCATCTTGGTCATTCCATAAGTCCATGCCTTCAGGAGCTGTTAGAACAGGTAGTCCAGCAAGGTCACGTTCAATACCTATACCTTCAATCTCTTCTATACGCTTCTTGAAGTACCATGGTCTGTATGCGTTACGTAATAATGATTTACCCTCTGGGTTGTCTCTACTAACACGCGTACGGAATAGTAATCCTTTTGATAAGGGTATCGTTGTGACTTTATAATCTGGTTCTGCGAGCTGTACAAACCCTTTAATATCACCATCTTCTGCAAACACCCATTCATGTAATGAGCGTTGTGCGCGAATTGGGATCCTGCGCCAGCCTATTCTACCATCAGTATAATCACTGCGGTACTTACCATTAAGCTCATCTGGGCCTCGTCTAACCTTGTAGACTATCTCATGGAAACTAAATCCATAAGTCATCATAGATATAATCTCGGACATAGCATCTTCCCAAGATGTATCCATATCCTCCATACAGGTTTTGAGGAACTCAGCGGCTTCTTTATCCTCAGCACTATCCGTAGCAGGTTCAGTTGTCCACTCAACCTTACGAATCAACATCTCAGCCAGGTAAAATACAGCACCAATAACAGGGTCGTTATCAGCCATTTCCTGGTAGACATTGCCTGCATATGGCCAACGTAGCTGTGGTAAGAATTCATCATATACATATCCACCGTAACGACGTAAGCCGGATGTTCCTAATTGCTTGTAATTAACACGTTCTGCCAATATCTACACCTCCTATTATCTCACTCTGTTCCAGTAGGAACCACTGCCCTTGCTTAAGCTTGATGGTGCCGACATAACTATTTTGCTCCTGAAGAATGTGAATGCACCTGAGAATCCATCAATCGTATCATCCTTGGAGCCGTACGGGAATACATCAGCCTCATCAAAGAACGCGGTCATGTTCCTACAGCGGTTAACCATGAAGACCCGTCCGCCCTGCGCCGCAGCAGAGGCTGGTCTGGCACGCTCAACCTTGGAACCGGTTGACCTAACTCCAAGGAAGTCATATCCCTGTAGTATATTCCTTGCATAATGGTCTATGGTAATATCTCCAGATGACCCTGGTTCTTGCTCCATTCGGACAGCTACTTGGTAACCATCTGACTCAGCGGTTGATTTGATTATTTCTTCAATCTCTGCTGGCTTCTTCTGAACTCGGACAATGTCTTCAATCCAGTAGATGCCTTGGTGCATTGCTAGCTTAAAACCTACAGTGTAGTCAGGATTTCGTCTGTCCTTACTCTTACGTTTAGTAGGATCTGTAGATGCCATATCCCAGTACCGCACGCGTCGCGCTGTATCAGGTACATCATTGACGGACACCAGCGGGAACCAGGTACGACTAAATACGTCTCCAGCTTCCTTAATTGACCAGTTACCATTGAGTAGTTGCTCTCTTGTAACTGGATCTAGCTCATCAAGGGCTTGTTTATACTCATCAGAGTCAAGGTGTGGATTATCATCCAACCCAGCACTTAAGAATATACGACCCTTTTCTTCGCCTTCTACAAAGAATCTCTGGTAGTAGTACTCTCCGTATTGTCCGCCTGGGTTAGCAGTTGCTCTGAATCTTAGTGGTACAGGAATGTCTTTACGTTTACGTAGACGTGAGAACAAATACCGATAGTTACTTGGTGAGATGTGTGTACACTCATCAATCCCTATGTACTGGAACTCAGCGCCCTGGTAACGGAAACAGTCATTATCTGATTCAAGGTATCCGAACGATAATGTTGCACCAGATGGGAACGTGTAAGTAGTTTTCTTTTCTGACCAATGCACCTCACCAGAGTTAACGAACGGCATTAGCCATTCCTTTGACATCGATAACAAGGCACCTGGTAAGTTTAAATCCGAGAATGTCTTACGAAACAGGATCGCGGCGTAGCCTGGTATATCTACAAACTGTAAAGCAGCCGCTAGCTGGTACACCGATTTACCGCCACCAGCCGCTCCACCATACAAAATCTCCCTTGCGTCATTCATGAGCAGGGCTGCAGTTTGCTTCGGCGTCGGTGTAATCGGTACATATTTGGTTAATCTGGGAGTCAAGGCCTTTGTTAATGCGACCAGGTCGACACCAGTTAGGTCAAATTGGTCCATGCCTTAATCAACTCCAATCGCTCCGATGTGTAAAACTTCTTCTTTGTGAACCAATCTACAAGGTTTAGATTACTCTTCGAACTATTGCACTTCGCGCATGCTGGCACGATGTTCTCCCTTGTTGTAGGGCCAAGTTGGGTGACAGGTACAACATGATCTCTGGTAAGCTTGATTTTACGCGTCTGCTTAACGCCACAGTATGCACAGCAGCCCTTGAAGTGTAGCATCGCATCTTTCCAATCATGTAAGTCATACGTCTTCACCTCGCCCGTACGCTTCTTAGTGTTGTTCAAAAACTTCGTTACAGCTTTCTGTTTAGTCAGCTTACGTGTGATATTGTAACACACCTTACAGTCAGTCCGGTATCGAGTGTTGCCTTCTTTATCCTTACCATTCTTCGGATACTCAGTTATAATCTTCAACTCACCACAGACTGAACACTCTCTATTCATCCTTGACCACCACCTCTGTAGTTACTGTCTGTCT